CGGGCTATGCCGTGGCTCTCGAAAATCTCCAGCAGGTCCGACGGTGTCAGCGTCATGCTCTGGTTCATCAGCTGTATTATGTCCCCCTTGCGGTTGGACTGCGGGCTGCCCTCCTCGAGGATGCGGCCCAGCATCATGTGGTATTTGTTCTGCGTTTCCATATTTGTTCAGGTTTTTTTGCGGATGGCGCAAAGTTAAGCCGCGCCAGCCATTGCGCCTCCCCTCTATGGCCTGATTGCGGTCTATCCCTTGCAGACCTTGCCGAAGTCGCGCAGCAGGGTGTAGTATTTCGCCCGGCTGATGGTCCACTTCTGGGTAAGCACGGCCTCTATGTATGTCTTTTTCTCGCCCTGTCCGCGCATCTCAAGATATTCGCGGTACAAGTCCATATACTTGTAATCGGCAGGTTTCACGTCCAGCCGCGCCAGGATGTCTATGATGCCCCGGATGAAAATCAACGCCTCGTAGTTTGTCATACGCTTATAAAATGGTAAATTTGCAGTGCCAGACAGATATTTCATAATAAAATGCGCCAGAACGCGGTCAAGGGCATCATGCTCCCGGCTGTGCGTTCTGGCGCATTTTTGATAGTATCTGTTTGGCGACTTCTACTATCGGCCGGGGGCATTTCCGTGTCCGCCCCCGGCGTTATAATATGTTTCTATTGCCGTTTAAACGGTGTTTGAATAATGGTCAGGGATTCTCAGGGATATTCTCAGAACGAGGGTTCAGGCTCGCGGAACCGCACCTTGAAGCGGCTCGCGTGTACCCCCTGTTTCCACAGACAGGTCAGCGGCTTGTAGGCGGTGCTGTCCATGTAGAACATCTTCATCGTCAGGTCCAGCTCCGGCAGACGCACGTGCAGCCATCCGCCGTCGCCCTGCTTGAGCAGCCTTATGAAAGCCTTGTAACGCTCCAGCCACCGCTCCTGCGTGGGAGCGAACAGGGCGAAGTGGAGAGTCACGTCCCGCTCCGCGCTCCTCGTGTCGAGCTTCGCGGCATACTTCGTGCCGTCGCGTTCGCGGATGTCCACGCCCGTATGCTCCTTGGCCTTGGCAGGGGTCATGATGGCGGTAAGGTTCTCCCGTCCGCCACGCTTCTCCTCCGCCAGGAACACGCCGTACTCCTTCCATATGTCCAGTCCGTTGATGTACACGAGCCCCTCCAGGGCGCTCCCTGACATTGTAGCCTGTGCCATTGTCTATCCTCCTTACTTATCGCAGCCTTACGCCGTCATGTATGATTTTGTTTATATAATCCTTGATTTCATTGAGCAGTGACGCGCTTTTGCCGGTGTTGTCGGCTATCTTCGCCAGATACCCCTCGGCGGCCGACATCTTCGCCGACACGTCGTCCACGAGAAGGTCTATGCTCGCCACATGGCCCTGAACGCTGACAAACAGCCCCTCCAGCTTCGTCCCCTGGTCCTGGCTCATGGCGGTGAACGCGCCGCTGCGGCCGCTCTGCCCCGTGCCGGAAGAGCCGCCCTCGTAGCCCGTGGCGGCGGCGAGATCGTCGCGCAGCTTCATCGCCTCCCTGACATACTGCATGTACTCGTCGGAGAGGGCGGCGCGTTCGGCCTCGCTCAACTCGTTGTCCTCCATCGCCGCGCCGAACTTCTTCCACCACTCCTTCAGCTTGTCGGAGTAGAGTTCGCCGATTTTGTTGCTCAGCAACGCCCTCATGAAGTACTCGTTGACATTGTCGGCGAAGTCCTTCGCCTCCGTCTCCATGTCCATCAGGCTGTCCACGAAGCTGTCGTACATGCTGTCGAACGTCATGCCCGTAAGCCCCTCGAAGAGCTGCGTCTGGAGTTCTTCCAG